TTGTTTTTCTTTTTAGGTATTACACCTTTAGCTATTAAAATATCTTTTTGTGTAATTTTACCATCACCTGAATGATCGGGGAATGATCCTTTTTTAAGACCAACTCTTCCACCTTTGTTAAAGTTTTTAGGTGCATAAAAATGTCTTGTTTTAGTTTCTTGTTTTTCTCCTATAAATTTTTTAACTATTTTTTCGTTTCTTTTATCTTTAGCTACTTCTTTTGCTTTTTTAGAAGCTTGATCTATATTGAACAAAGTTTGATTTAGTTTTGCTTTAGACATTTTAGTTTTGTGCTTAGCAATATTTAATTTACTTTTAGCTTTATCTAATTTTGTTGTAGGTACATTTGTCTTTACTGATGATATTGTTGGTGAAGTTTTAGATCCACTAACTAAATTTTTAACAAAATTTACTGCTCTTACATATCCTGACATTATTTTTTTCCTCCGTGATTTTTAAAAATCTGTGTACCTTTTATACCATAAATACTCGCCACGACAAGTATCCAAAGATTTGTGAACCAGCTGGGAAGCGTAGAGAACATATCAAAGAACAATTTCACCTTGTCCATCGCTGTTGGGTCCTCACTTACAACTGCCCACGCCAAAATTACAATTGGCGCCGACAAAATTACAAGAACCGCCTCGTCCTTCCAGTCCGATTGACGTGCTTCTAATAATTTGCCCTGGTAAGCTTCTTTTCCTTCGGCCATACGTGATGCATGCATAAGCTGTGCATCTGACATAGCCATCTTCGTTCTCTGCTTGTTAGCATAAATTTTACTTCCAGCAGAAACGGCTAATTTAATTGCCGATAACCACATGATTAGTACCAGTCAGCTTTGCTTTTCTTTTCTGCAAGCATTCTTCTTTGACCTTTTACTTGAACTGACTGAGTTTCAGTAGGGTTTGACACCTCAACTTCAACTCCTCCATTTAAAAGACCATCTTTATTCAAAAACATGTCATGATCAACATGAGTCATTCCTGAATGGCTTGATTTTTTATTTTTTTTCATATTTATTCTCCTCTGTTTCTAATTATAGCAACATTTCCAGGCATTTCACCCATTTTCGGTGCTGATGGAATTGTTTTACTTAAAATTGTCTTTTCAATAGACGTATCAGCTCTTAATTTAGCTAATTCTTCGTTTTGTTCAAGCTTATCTTCTTGATTTCCCTGGTTCATCATAGCTTTTGACTTGTCTAAGTTTAATCTTTGATCAGCTTGGCTGTGTTTTTGTTGGTTATCCATAGCTCTAAGGTCTAATTCCCTTGCTTTTAGTTTTGCAATTGGGTCATTTCCAAAATCACCCATGATTTTGTTTTCTTCTTCCTTAAATTCTTGGGTCATGTCTGCAATTAACTTAGCTTTTCTTGCTTCAATACCCATACTTAACTGCATAATCTGTTGTTGAATCTCAGGACTCTGTGCCATTTGAGGATTTTGTTGTGCCATTTGTTGTAACTGCATTAATTGTTGAATCTCTTCTCTAAATTCTACTTCTAATTGCTCTTGCGCCATTAAAGAAATATGTTCAAAGATATTTTTTTGTAGTGAACCCATAATCACAGGATTATTTTTAGCCATATTCGTTGCCATAAAATTTAAGTGTGAAGTTATGTGTGCTCTATGGTCTTGACCTTTAAATGCTTGAAAAGGTTTACCACTCATTGCCATAATATTTTCAGATGCTGGATCCATCGGCATAGGTTGTTGAGGTGGTGGTAGGATTCTATTTACATCTTTTACACCAATCGCAGAATACATGTCTTTGTATGCTTCATATAAATTATGCATTTGTGGGTTTGACATTGCAAGTTGTAGTTCTGTTTGAGCTAAACTTATTCTTTGAGATTGTGAAAATATATTAGGATCTGCAACCGGTAAAATATCTACCTTGTCGTCAAAGTCCACTTGTTTAATATTTCTTTGTCCACCTACAACATCATAAGGATATTCTGGTGGTAAGTAAGTCTTGAATACATCAGCCAATAAAACAAATTCTTTTTTAAGCGCCACATACAATCTTTTATGTATGGCTGACATGACTCTGGAACCACGTTCTAAAAGAGCAATGGTCGTACCAACAGCTGCTTGTTGGTTGCCGTCACCGACCTGCATGTCAGCAATGGCGGCAAATCGTTGTCCTGCTTGAACCACTATTCCCATTAATTGTAATAATGTTGCTGATGGTTCTTTGAAAGGTAAAGGCATAAATGCGTCTCTGATGTTTCCTCCAGGTGCATCTACATCTCTAAACTCTCCAGGTTGAATCGATTGCGCTTCATCTCTAACACGAATACCTCTTTGCTTAAATCCAGCTGGCATATTTGAAAACGTACCAGCGTCTAATAATTGTCTAAGTGCATTCGTTGCAGTTCGTGATAATCCACCGATCATGTGGATTAAACCAAAACCATAAAAACCTAGACCCGGTAAAAATTTAAAGTGTGCAAAATATTCTACTTTACTTTTTGTTGGATCTTCAGGTTTAAAGTTTCTTCTAATTGACAAAACTTCTCTTGACGATGTATCTAAAGTTACAATGTAAGGAAGTTTGATTCCTGTCGGGTTTTGCTCCATGTCTTTGTCTTCGAAACCTTCTAGGTCAAGATTTGTATGTACTTCTAGAATAGTGAACATTTGTTCATCTCTAGTTTTCTTGACTCCTTCAAGTTCTCTTTCTTTTTTCTCTATTTCTGTTTCTTGTGCGTAGCCTGGTGTAATTTCTATATCTCTATAAAAACCAGATACTTGTTTTTTTCTTAATTCATTTTCTGACATTTTTAAGACATGCACGATTGAATCTGCATCTTCTAAAGATGTTGCAGTGTATGGAACTATCAGGTCATCTGCCGGAACAAATTTAGACACGGCTCTGTCAAGAATTTCATCGTAATAAATTTTCTTGAAAGCAGAGCCGCTAAGAGGGAGATAAAAAAGTAACTGATCGAACTCGGGTTCATACTCTTTCATCACGTTCATGAGTTGATAGTTCATGAAATTTTTTACTCTTGATGACTGCTCTTCTTTTTGCCTCGAAGGTATACCCATAATTTGAGTGTGTACTGGACCAGTCGCTGGGAGTAATTCTTTATAAGCTTGTGCTTGAAACTGTGTAACTGCTTCTGCTAATACAGGGTGTGTTGCACCACTTGCATTTGAGAATGGTTGAGATCTTGTCTCATATTTAAATCCTAATAAATCTAAACCTTTTGTATATGCATCTTCCCAATCTTTTCTAGATGCTTTGTACTGTGTGTAGTTTTCAAAAAGTTCAGAACCTAAAGTACCTAAAACATCTTCAGGTAATAAGTCTGCTAAGTTATCAAAATGTTCATTAGTCCCCGGCTGATTTACAGCTTCAGGATCAAAAGTGATTGTAGCACCACCATCTTCATCTTGTTCAACCTGTATATCTTCAGGTCCAACTTGTTCTTCAATATTGTCTTGAGAAGCTTCCGCTATCTCCTCTTCGCTAGGTAATTTTATTTCCTGCTCTACGTTTGGTAAAGCCTTGTCTATATCTGCCATTATTTTTCTCCGAGTTCTTTACTACTATAATCTTTTTTTCAGGAACATTCAACCCTTGTGGGTTAGGTCCTCTAAGAGGTGGGATTGTGGTTGTTAATTTTTTAATCATCTAATAGTCCTAATCCTTGTATAGCTAAAGAGGCACCTAGTCCACCTATTCCTAGTCTAGAGATACCTCTAAGAGCTACTTTCGGTAAACCTAATCTAGCAGCTTTTCTAAGTGCTGGATTTAACCCTCTAGTTAATTTATCCGTTTGTTCAGCAAATATTGGATACGTGTAGTTTAATGGGTCTGTTGCAATATCAGAAATTGAATCTCCTTCTGCAACTTGACTAGCAATATCTCCAGCCATAAATGGTGCTAGTAATGCAGGTGATGCTGCAACTCCAAGTCCTCTTCCTAAAACTCTTAAACCTGTTTTAATTGCACCTTTTGGTTTTCTTTCAATACCAAGTGCTCTTGATTTACTTGCTTTGATGGTTGATGGTGCGGCAAGTGCTGTTGTTCCTGCAAGTGTTGCACCCAATGCAGGTAATTGATAATCTAATATTGCAGGTCTTTCAAAGTCTGTTGTAATAGACTGTGTTGCCATATCTACCAACATATTTTTTTGTTGATCTTCGTTTGATAAATAACTTGTTGGATCATCATTTCTAAATGCTTTGACTAATCCTATTGCAGTTCCTACAGCAGCTCCTGCACCAAATGTTTTAAAACCACCTGACTTTAAAAAACCTGTTGCTGCGTTTTTAACTTTTGTCATTGCACTACTAGTTGCAGG